TGAGCCTAAAGCCGTGGATTATTCCATAAGGTATAGAACCAAAATAGACTGTGGAAGTTATTATGCAATACCTTATGACAAGAATGGCGATTGGTATTACGATGATATTACCTATGGTAGATACGGAAAACCTGACAACTTTCCTGACAAGTCTGGATATTTCAATACGAATAACTATCCGACAAGAGTACGGAAACTTAAAGCAGAACGTTCCGCTGCCGAGGCTGCGAAGTTCGACAATACGGAAAAGCTCAGAGGGTTCACAGAGCGTATCAATCATTGCAATGAAGCATTGCAGATTATTCTCGCAGGAAATTACATTGATATTGACTATGAAAAAATCTCAGATGTAATACGTCATCTTCGTTTTGGAAAACGTTATTACAAAGAGCTTAAAGCAAACAGCTTTACTTCCATGAGAGATATTAATTATACTTTGGAAAGATTGGAAGATGAAGTTAGAAGTGCCGAGAAGTATTTGAAGGGAGAATAAAAATGTCTGATATTATGTTTCACTTGGCTATTTATCTGTTCTTGTGGAGAATCCTTATGGAATTAAATGCCATAAAACATAACCTAAAAGAAAAGGAGGAATGAATTATGAGTAAAAGAATTGGTGTAGCTGGGACATGGTTCTACGGAAACGAGGTCAGTGATTATGGAAAAAATAATAACAGAGTTGACTATCGTACATTAGCAAAGGCGTTTGGACACGTTGATGCTGGAAAACTCATGGACGTACACCCTGACTACTGCGATGGAGCAGAGTGGGAGGTAGTCAACGGCAATGGATATTTCTACGAGGATTACAATGAAAATGAATACAGTTATGAAGAAGCTCAGAAACGTATCGAAGAACTGAATGAAGAACTGGAAAAGCTGGAAGAACTGGAAGAACTTACAGAAGAACGGGAAGAACGCATAAAAGATATTGAGTATGACATTCATTCTCTTGGAGAAGGAAAATTCAGAGACTTCTACAACTACTTAATAATAGACAGTAACGGTGCGGAAATTCTAAAGGAGTGGACAGACGAGTATGTAATATACAATGAGGAACTTGACCTTTATGTGTGGGGAATAGACCATTGTGGAACTTCTTGGGACTATGTTCTCACGCAGATAAAATGCAACTATAAAGAAGAAGAATAAGAAAGTAGAACAGGAGACAATAAAATGACTATTAATGGGAGGCATTATCGTTTAAAAAAAGAAATGGAAATTCGCTTACAAGGTATTGCATTGGCATTGCTTGGAATTATGTGTCGTAACAACAATATTGATGGCGTTGCAATTTTATTCTTAGCGTGTGGCATTGCTTTAACTTTTGGAAAAAGGAGGAGGGCAAATGACTCAGAAGCAGACAGAGAATTGTCTTAAGGTTAAATCAGCCTTGATTGACATTTTCGACAATGGAAGATTGACAAAGTATCTTCCTACAAGTTATCTCGCATTTGAATTAGCGAGAACATACAATCATATAATCAAAAATGAACCTGTGGAAACTATTAACAAGGAGCTTAAAGACTTCTACAAAAAGAACGGGTTTACAATCACAAACAAGGGCATAGGCTGGATAATCAGCTTATAATAAGTATTGAATTTTAGGAGGAAAATATTATGACAAAGGCAAACATTTCATGGAACATCAATCAGATAGTAAAGGGCATGGCAAACGGAACTATCCGTTTTGATAATGCTATTCAGCGTGGTTATGTGTGGGATAAAAAGAGGGCATCACTTCTTATTGACAGTGTACTCAGGGAATATCCTGTGCCGCCTATCTTTACAATCAAGACAGATGAAAAAATCAAGGTTAAGAGTAAGGAAGTTTCTGTCTATGATTGCATAGATGGAAAACAGAGGTCAACAGCGTTCAAACTGTTTATGGAAAATGAGTTCGCTTTAACAGGGCTTGAGCCTATTATTCAGTCAGACGGTTCAGAAGTTGACATAAACGGACTGACCTTTGAAGAACTTGACGAGGAAATGCAGGATGCTATCAAGTCTTACACTCTGACAGTTTATTACTTCTCAGACATTACAGACGAGGAAGTTGCAGAAATGATGTCAAGACTGAATAACGGTAAGGTGCTGACAGGAACGGAAAATGCCCGTATCAAGGCAAAGCAGCTTGACACTATCAAGGAGCTTGCAAGTCATAGTCTGCTTACAAATTACCTTACGGAAAAAGCAATCAAGGGATATGCAAATGAAGATATTATTATCAAGTTCGCACTTCTTCTCAGTGACCAGACGGAGCTTTCAAACAAGAATGTTCGTGAAGCATATGAAACTTACAACTTTGGAGAATCTACTTGCAGAAGTATCACTGACACTATGGATTTCGTTCTTGAAGCTATCGAGGATAGCACTGACGATAAGAAGCTTATCAAGCGTATGACTTCAAAGGCAAATCTGATTACTGTGCTATATGTAGCACATGAATATCTTGTAAACGGAAATTCTGATGTGAGCGAGTTTGCTGATAGGCTGGCTGAGTTCTTCGATGGAACTGAGGGAGCTACTATTAGTGATGACTATAATAATGCTTGCACCAACGGAACAATGCGTAGTGCAAATGTACTCACAAGAAATGATGAGTTCTACAAGTATGTAATGGGAGAATAATATAACATTCTGTTTAGCGGACAGACTGTACATCTGTCCGTCTTACAGAGTAGAGAGGGATTTGATATGATAGGTAGATTAATTCTTGGAATTTTTTTCCTTGCATTAGCTATTTTCGAGATAAGATTAGCTAATAAACGTAAAGAACAAGATATTTTACAGCTACTATTTCTGATATTGTGTCATGGATTTTGTTGCGGATTGTTAATCAGCCGCTTTCTGACAGATATAATTAATTAGGAGGAAATTTAAATGAAAAAGAGAATAGCATTTGCATATGTTACAATTATAATGGATTTTGCAACACAGGGAGATGCGAAGGAATATAAGCATAAGAATATTACAAAGCATTGGAGATTTTCGGAAATAAGATATACAGGTGACAGCGAATATCCCTACTCAATGGAAATTACAAAGCCGTATGGCAAATACCCTACTGGATATTAATTAGATAGGAGGTCTAATTATGAATATAAAGGAATTATTAAATTCAGAGAGAATTGAAAACATGAGCGTTAAGTATATATCTGGATATGATGTAACAGAAGGAGCTATGTTAAAGATAGTCTCCATATCGGAAAAACAAAAGATGATTGATGTTTGTGGCGATTGCAATGTGCTGGAATGGCATATTGTAGCAAGTCAGTACAGACCACCATTACTTGCAATTAATTTTGAATGGTAAATAAAATAATGCTTTGAGGAGGTCAATTATGACAGTTAAGGAATTTTTCGCCAATCTAAATCGCATATTTACTAATTATAATGTAGATATGAGGGACATATCAAGCAGCACAGAACATCGTAATAGCATTAATACGCTTATGGAAAATGAAGATTTATACAACGATTGGAAAAACGCAACGATATTGTCGTGGTACGTTATAGACAATGAGTTTGTATTGATTGTGCAGAAAGAGGAGGAAGATTCAATGAAACTTGATGAACTTATAAAGGGACTTACAGAAATACAGGAACAGTACGGAAATCTTACTGTTGAGATTATGCGCGAGGGTGTTCATCTTCCTGTGATTGAACCATACATTGACGGAAACTTCCTTTACTTAGAAGCCTATGAAGAAGGGGAGGGATTAGTATGAAAACAACTTGTGTTCTTGGAGCTAACAGTAAGGAAGGTCTGGAGAACATGATAAATGAGTATTTCTACTCGGAAAATTATGTTATCACAGATGACAACAGAATATATAATCGTAAGACCATGAAATATCTTGACGGGTATATTATACAGGAGAGGAAATTAAGATGGAGTTTTAGGAGAATTGAAAAAGAAAATTGAGCATAGCTAATTGCCTATAATGGTGACAGCTTATAGGTAAATACATATGCTTAACGAAATTCAAATACCAATAAGGAGGAAATTTATATGCTGAATTATGATATTATGTATGCTTGTCTTGGTAATGGAATTACCGTATGTAACAGAGCGCAAATGGAAAATGGTGATTATAAAATCATAGCACACATTTCCAATGGTGGAAATATTAAATATCGAGTAAACAAGGATAAGCTCCCAGCGTATGTGATTGAGGGCATTGAGAATATGGCTGATGCTGAAAAGAAAAGATTTAGAGAAAATTTTATTAAGCTCCCCAGACTTAGACAGTATGAAATAATGCTTGACTCACTTCCTTGGTCACGCATACGTCTAAGGTTTAAAGGAGCGTATAACAATGAAGAACTTTGGAAAGAACTCTTAAATGAGTATTTTGAAATTGCATAAGGAGAAAGATAATGATAGCGCAGAAGAACTTATTAAATAGAAAGACTCCTGCAAGGATTAATTACCCACAAGCTATCCGTGATGACGAAGCAGTATTTGAAGTATGTGGAAGTGATTATTACGGTTGGGAAATTCTTGTGATTTATAAATGGGGTTCGGATAGTGTGTTCTTGGCTGAAGGAGAACGCAAAGGGATGCCACCACCAAGGTTTAAGACCAAAATACAGGCAGTCAAATACATGATAGAAAACGCAGACAAATTTACATTTATGTAATTATAGAAAAAATGGATGTAGGAGGAAAAAATATGAGAAATAAATACCCAGAATGTTGCTATAGTCATGACATATATAATAACTGTACTATTATTAAATGGGGAGAGTCAGGTTATTATAGAACTGATTTCCCGTCAGGACAGTATGATGACAGTATTGTAAACGAGCTTAATAAAAATAGTGGCGTTACACCTCAGATGCGTAGAGCAATGGAAATATGTTCTATGGCTTCACAGAACAATCCTAATTTAGATTGGGAGAATCATTATGATATGATTATGAGGAGGCTGAAATGAAAAAGTTAATCAAGGAAATTAATGAATACACAACCCTCTATCGTGATGATATAACAGGTATTGCTTGGATAGAGGATGGTTCAACTGGAATGGGAATATCAATACACCCTAACATATCCAATACTGGTTCAGTTAGAGGAATGAAGGACAGAGGATATTGGGGAAGAAAAGACCGCACGATTAGAAGTCACGGCTGGATTTACAACATTGACAGACTTGTGGTCGATAATAATAACCCATTGGAAAAATTATTAGCTGATACAGAATGTAAGTGTCAGGCTTGCATTGAACGTAGGGAGGGTATATATGAAAGAAGCAAGAGAGTTTGAAAAATGTTTTGGTGAATTTCTCACCACTCAGGAACGAGCTAAATTAACTTTAGCTATTCGATTTATTATGGACAATCATAAAGATGATGAATGGTGGAAAATTTATAATGCCGTTTTAATTCAAACACAGACACAGTTAAATTTGCAATTATCGAATGATAGTTTTGACGAATCTATGAAGGAGGGATTGGAATAGTCATGAAAGAAGATAACCTCTATTTTAAGAACGGAAAAATGAAGAAAAAATATATGATGTGTGAGAGCAAGGAATATCTCATGGAAATAAAAAATGCCAATGGATATAAAAGCATAGACGATATTAATAAGTCTTGGGTATGTGCTGGAAACCGTTGCCCTTATTATGGCAAGGGCTGTAAGAAGTAAGGAGGAATTTTAAAATGACACTATATGATTTTGTGCGTATGGAAGATGCGGATTTTGATACATATGATACAGTATTTGATGCCGAGGTTACGGTATGTGTACCTTACGATGATTCGGAAATTACTGAATGGTATGATAAATTTTATAATTTCATTATCAAACACGTTGAGTTTAAGGAAAAGATTTCAGAATGTGAGTGTACTGCTGAATGGACAAACTTCATTACTGACAATCTGGAAGTATTCAGAGAAGTGGCTAACGAGTTGTGGTATGATAACCGTGTTCCTGATGACAATGATGACCTTATCTATGAATGGATTAAGGAAATTAATAGCTGGCTTGCTGGATATGTAAGTGAAGTTGAATACCAGAAGTTTATGGAAAAGTATGCACCCAAAATTAAGTAAAGGAGAGAGAATGATATGTTAAAAAAGAATATAAAAATTATTAAAGGAACATTAAGACCAGAAAAGGAAAAATTTGCAAAGGTTATTCCTTATGGTGGGTTCTATTATACCTGTGACGGTTTCAGAATGGTGCGTTTTGAAGAACTTCCTGATGAACTCCCATTATTTGAGGACAATGAGCCACATTTCAATGTGGAATTTAGTATACATAGAGCTGCGGAGCAGACATACAGGGAGTTTGTAGTGCCATATCCGATTGAGGTATTGAAGAAGTGGAGGACTTGGTTAAGGAAAAACAAAAGGAAAGAACCATACAGACTTGGAATAAGTGGAAAAACTTCTTATGGTTCTGAGCATTGGTTTGGAATTAATATTAATTTCCTTATTGATGCTATCGAAACAACAGGTTCTTATGTGATTAAAGTCCCTGAGAGATATACGGCTATGGTAATGGAAGGTAATGGATTCACTTGGATTATTATGCCAGTTGATGTTAAGGAAGGTAAGGATAAGGATGAAACTATTATAGTATAAATACAATGTACAAAATGAACATAAACACTACATACATTAGGAGAAAAAATATGATATATATAATTTTCACACAGGGCAATGAAGAAAAGGAAATTGCTTTATGCGATACATTAGCAGAGGCAAAGAACAAAAAAAGAGAGTTAGAAAAATCCCCCGATTATTCAAATGGTTTGCTTACAATCGAGGCTAAAACCAGTAAGGGTAGTAGAATTTTAGGATAAGAAGGGGATATGATATGAGCAGAGTTAGAGATTTAACAGGGCAGAAGTTCGGCAGACTTCGTGTTCTTGAGCGAATGGAGAACGCAACAGACGGTCACGCTCAGTGGCTTTGCGAGTGCAAATGCAATAACAGGTTAATTGTTACAAGTCAATCATTAACTTGTCATAAAACAAATAGTTGTGGCTGTTATCGTAATGACAAGAACAAGGCACGTTTCAGTGGTCAGGAGGTTGCATTATAATCAAAAGGAGGTGAATATCCAATGGGACTGGCAGCAGCAATACTAAATGAAATACAATTAAGAGACAATGGGGAATATGGAATCTTATATTATGTACCATACTTACATCTACTTTGTCTCGCTTATAAAATGAATTTAACAATATAAAAACAGGAGGATTTTTTATGAGAAAAATAATATCAATTATAATTTCGGCAGCAAGCATTATTACAATCAGTCCCATGTCTGCAAGGGCAGTCAATGGATTTAGACCCAATGGGAGACTCAAGCTTGACATTAATGCGGATGAGCATATCAACGCTGTTGATGCGTCTATTGTCCTTTCTGAATATGCCAAGTCTGCAACAGGCGAGGGCGAGTTTACAAGGACAGAAAAGTTTGTGGCTGATTTTAACGATGACGGGAAGATAGATGCAGTTGATGCTTCTGGAATCCTTTCAGTATATGCTCAGAATAGTAGTAGAGACTGTAAGGAATATCCTATCACAACATTGGAATTTTATAGTATGATAAAGGTTGGTCATGACTGGATTGCTTGTGGAAATTCTTTTCTTTCCTACGAAGAAGCAATGACTGCTCTTGAATATGGCAAAGAAAACCTTGAAGAAAAACGTCAGACTTATTCTGAGTGCAACATTCAGATGGTATCAACAATCATGACGGACTTACCACAGACAGAAATTAAGTATGTATACAGAGAAGTAAGATAACAGGAGGGCTAACTATGTCAGCCAATCTTAATAAACAGGAATTATGTAATGTTATTGACATATCAAAGCGAGAGTATGATTTTAATGCTTTCATTCCAAGTTCTCATGACGATTTATCAGAACAAGAACTTACAGAGATTGAACGAGTAGAAGCTGCGCAGAGAGCTGGTCAAGGAGATGACGAGTTACCTGTTGGGATATTTAATGACCTTCTAAAATATTTTTTAGATAACCATGATTATCGAAGTGCATTGTGGATAACTTTGCAAGCCAACACTGGATTGAGATATGTTGACATAAGTAAATTTAGGAAGATAGAACTTATAAATGAGAACAATTTATTCCGTGAGTCGATACTTGATAGCGAACAGAAAACAGGTAAAAAAAGAATTAACTTTATTAATGATGCTATTAAAATGGCGACATTATTATATTTGTGGGACAACCCAGAAATTAAATTACTCGACTATCTTATTGTTGCTGATAAGAACGCACCCAACAGAGGCTATAAGAAAGAAACGTACATTGATAGTAGAGGAAATAAAAGGGTAAAAAGAGAGAATGGCAAATATATCTATGTACTTGATTCTAATGGCAATAAAATCGTTGAGCCACTTTCAATACAATGCGCAAATGAAATTATAAAAAAGGCTCTTGTTGAAGGTCTGGGAATAGCAATAAAAAACAGTCAGGAGAAAGATGGTTATTTAAAAATAGCTACTCATTCCCTTAGAAAAACATATTCTGCGGCAGTAGTAGACTACTACACAAGGCAGTTCGATACAGACAAAGAGTATGCTCATGCTGCTGCAATGGAGCAGCTACAGTATGACCTAAATCATAGTAGTCGAAAAATGACATATCACTACATTGGTGATTATGTTGAAACTAAACGTTCAATTAATATGAGTATGAACTTAGGGATAGATGTACTAAAACCAGTTTTCGATGTAGAAAAGGAAAAGAGGAAGTAATTTGAAGAATAATTCAAGTCCCCTTATATTTACACTTGACAAACTGGAACAGATGTTCTATAATATATTTATCCACTCACAGCAATGTAATATAAGGGGGAATATAATATGCACATTTTTGCTTTGTTAGGTCTTATTCTTGATAAGATATGCGAAGATGAAATCATTAATGGAACAGTGGTTATTAGAGATAGGAGTATCATTAACAATTATATTGTTCCTATTGTAAGCGAAGATATACATATTGATAACAATAGTATAGTGACACTGAAATTTGGCAAAAATCCATGTTGCCATCGGGGGGAACTACAAAGTATTCTGATTGAAAACAAAGGAAAGCCTTTAACAACAGTGAAGGTTGGTGATGCAATTCTTGATATACTAACAGATTTTCGTATGGATGAAATATATTTTTCTATTTGTGATGAAATAATATTTTAATAATCCTTGACATCATGTGGGTTTTTTGCTATAATTTAAATAATTATAGAGAGGAGTGAAATCATGTTATACATGATAGATGAATACATAAAAGAATATCCCAAAAGACCGTTACAAGCTCTTGAGAAATTTAGAAATTCTCCTTTAAATCTACATGAAATGTCATTGAGTGAATTAAATGAAATAGTTTCAAAATGGAAACCATTGTCAACAAGAACAGCATATAATCAAAGAAAAGATATTTTAAATTATTTTAAATGGTTATTGTCCAAAGGGATTAAAGTTGATTTATCTATTGTTGATAAGATTGAAATACCAATTTCCGAGGTAAAGTATTTAATTTTTTCTACGCAAGATATTATACATTACTATAATTTGCTTTTTTCTGTTTTAACAAATCAGGCTATAAAGAGTGGTACTCAGTTTAGTGCCAACAGTTATTTGATGAGTTATGCGGCTGGCATACTCGGATTTCACGGATTGACCGATGAACAAATAATAGAACTTAATTTAACTGATATTACAACAGAAGGTGTTAAAGGATATAATCTTCCTTTGACCAAAGAAGATATTAATATTTTAATGTCATATAAGGATGTTACCACTTTGGCAAATTATATGCCGCTAATAGGTAGTAAATATATTCGTTCTTCTCGTGGAATTGACAACATTGATGGAGCATTTTTATCTCGTCCACTTTGGCGATTAAAACTACCAGAGGAATATAGTTATTTAAAAAATTTATTAAGAGTGCAGAATCTTTATCAGCTTGGAGTGTATAATCGAATATATGAGCTTGAGAAAAGCACAGGGGAAACTGTTACGTTAGGTGGGATTACGCCCTTGTGGTTTAAAAAAATTATTGGCAAAGCAGAAATGGCTATTACTATCAACAAAAAAAGATATATACAATACAAACATGACCGTGAAGAAGCACAGTTGGACATCCCAAAAGAAGTAATTATAAGCGAACATATATCAAAACAAGAAATTCAAAAGAAGTACGATGAACTTTTGCAACGCCGAAGGGAGCTTGACAAAGAAATTCAAGAATTACAAGAAATAGTTAAAAAATAAAAATATTCATTTTGTACTTGACAAGGTACAAAAAGTATGCTATAATATATTATAGAAAGAGGGGAGAACACCTCCCCTCAATAATAAAGATTTTACAAAGTACAAAATGAATGAGATTTGTTTTTTTAATCAAGCAAAGTACAAAATGGATTTGATAGGGCATAGCAAAGTGGTAATGCAACAGACAATAAAATGGATTTTATATTTCGGCATCGTCTAATGGTAGGACAATAGATTTTGGCTCTATTAATGTAGGTTCGACTCCTGCTGCCGAAGCCAATGCAGAACTTCGGTTTTGCGATGCGCTCATTTCCTGACAGCTCGGAAAGACGAGCATAACGACTCACTCGATAATAGACCTCCTCGTGGTGTGAGTTGGGTAATGCTAAGATATTATCAAATTTCTTTTACTATTCTTTTTCTGATTGCGGTGAGAAATCACCGCACAAATGGGAGTGTAGCTCAGTGGTAGAGCAATTGCCTTTTAAGCAATAGGTCGAGGGTTCGATACCCTTCACTCTCACCAATTATCTGGACGTAGCTCAGTTGGGAGAGCACTACAATAGTTTATAAAAGGAATGTAGAGGTCGCTTGTTCAAGTCAAGCCGTTCAGACCAGTCTTATTCATAAGACAAAAATTCGTTATTATAGTTAGTCTATGTGACAAAACTATAATATGCTCCTGTGGTGGAATTGGCATACGCAAGGGACTTAAAATCCCTCGGGTGAAACCCGTATCGGTTCGAGTCCGATTAGGAGCACCAATACTTCAAAAGCGGTGTGGCGACATTATTTAAATAAGGAAAACGATGGGTATACAGAACTTATTTGGTAATGATAAATTGGATAAAAACGTAAAGCCATCAAATCGTTCTTGACTATGGGCAAACCTGTAGAAGTAGCTACCTACGGAAACCAGCAAAAAGAACACAAATCTTGCATAAGTTACACGCTCTTATGCAAGTAAATCATCTGGATTTAGCTCAGTTTGGTAGAGTGCTTGCTTTGGGAGCAAGATGCCGCAGGTTCGAGTCCTGTAATCCAGACCAATTGGATTAAGAAGATGCAATATCAAATGAATAGGAATGTATATCGTGGTGGGGGTAGACTGTGGTTTACGCAAAGGACGAGAATTATTTAATTCAATATTTGATAGAGGTGGTTGCATTGCCTCCGCTTAATCCAATACCAAAATCTTCGTTATGTCTTTGGCATAACTGACCTCCTTCAGCCCGTAGCTGCTACGGGCAATATGCTCCCTTGCTTGGAATAGGCAGACAGGGTAGTCTCAAAAACTACTGCGAAAGCGTGTGAGTTCAAATCTCACAGGGAGCACCAATAGGATTACTGCTTTTTCCTTTAAAGAGATAAGTAACACTATTTAAGTTGCAACCTTTGTAAATAGCGGTTACTGAGTCCCAAGCGGTGGAGATAATGGACTCCAAGAGAAGCCAGCCATATCGTATACGCAAGATATTGGGGACTTGACTTGTAAAAAGAAGTCTCATTATATGGGTAAGTGCGCCGAATTGGTGAAGGCAGCGGACTGTAAATCCGTGACATAGAAACGCTGTAGGTTCGAGTCCTACCTTACCCACCACTACATTTTTTATAGGAGGAATAACCAAATGAATAAATGCGTTTGTTGCGGAAGTATAGTTCCAGAAGGAACTATGGTCTGCTTTATTTGTTTGCGTAAAAATAATTTTTATAAAATCAATTATAGGAGGTAATCTTAATGACCAACGATGAGAAGATTCAGAGAGCAGAGCAGCTTATAGCAGTGGCTAATGCGTTACTTAATGAAATTAAAGCGGACAGTAACGAGGAAGATGTGATTGCTAAGTACAAAGAAGATTATTGTAACAAAAGATATTTTCTTGATTCTTTTTCTAATATTGATATGTTTGGTGGTTTCGATTGGAGGAATCGTGGACACTATTCATTTAACGACACTCCCAATCCTTATCAATATTATCTTACAGAAGAACTTGCTGAACAGGCAAAGAAACTGAAAGACTTCAATGATAAACTGCTGGCTTTTAAATATTGTTATGATTTAGATTATAAGCCCAGTTGGGATAACGATTGTCAAAAGTATTATATTTATTATAGTACAGTTGATAACGAATACCACGCTGACGGTTTATCTTCTATGCGTGAACCATTAGTTTATTTCAGCACAAAGGAAATCGCACAGAAATGTGCTGATTGGCTTAATAATAATTTTTTAAGGAGGAAATATAAAAATGACATTCGTTGAAATGAGAACAAAAATGCTTGAACACTTTGCAGAAATGACAAAGGATTCAACAGAACTTTTTGAGGTAGGTCTTGACAAGGACAAGCTCTGGGATTTATACCTTGAGAGTTTCCCACCTGAGAAGAACAAGATATTCAGAGAGCGTAGAGAACATGATTGCTCTTGTTGCCGCCATTTTATTAAGACAATGGGTAATGTGGTAGCAATCAAGGACGGTAAAGTTATTTCTCTTTGGGACTTTGATATTGAGGGCGATGATACATATGAACCTTCAATCAAGGCAATGAGAGAATATGTACATGAGTGCGCTATCAGAGATGTGTTCTGCACTAAGGAAAGACGTATTGGAACAGAGTATAACAGGGAGCTTACAGACGGTCAGCTTCGTACTTGGGAACATTTCTATGCAGACATTCCTGAGAGATTTGTACTTGACTATTATGCTTCTAAGGCAGAAGAACAGGGACAGTTCCGTGATACAAGGAATGTATTTAAGCGTTCTCTTGACGAGATAACAGAAGAAGCTGTTAATGTTGTTCTTGAGCTTATTGCACAGGGTTCTCTTTATCGTGGTGAGGAACATAAGGGAGTTCTTGAAAAGTTCGCAAGTTATCAGGTAAGATACAATCAGCTTACCAACGAGCAGAAAGAAATCTTTGCTTGGGAGTATGCGAGTGAAGCTGGTATGGCTATCGGCAGAATAAGAAATCATTCTATTGGTACACTTCTGACAGATATTTCTGAGGGAGTTGACATAGACAGAGCAGTAAGAAGTTATGAGGCTATTGTAGCTCCTGCAAATTACAAGCGTCCAAAGGCAATCTTTACAAAGCGTATGCTTGAAAATGCTAAGAAAACTATTTCAGACCTCGGTTATATGGATTCGTTAAAGAGAAGATATGCAACTCTTGATGACATTACAGTAAATAATATACTGTTCTCTAATAAGGATTCTGCAAAGCGTATTTCTGGCGCAGATATTTTTGACGAGATGGCTGCAAGCGTGGCTGTTAATCCCAAGAAGTTCAACAAGGTTGAAGAAATCAATATTGAGAACTTTATTGAGAACGTTCTCCCTACCGCACAGGAGATTGAAGTTCTGTTTGAGAATCGACTTGCTTCTAATATGGTATCACTTATTGCTCCTGAGAACAAGGACAGCAAGACAATGTTCAAGTGGGACAATAACTTCTGTTGGGCTTATACAGGCAACATGACAGACTCAATGAAGGAAAGAGTTAAGGCTGCTGGTGGTAGTGTTACTGGCGATTTAAGATTCTCTATTCAGTGGAACGAGGACGGAAATGATAATTGCGACCTTGATGCTCATTGCATAACACCAAAAGACGAAATCTATTTTGACCACACGCGAAGTGTTACTCACGGCGAACTTGACGTAGATATAATTCATCCCGATGGTAAGGTTGCTGTTGAGAATATAACTTGGGCTGACAGGAAAAATATGAAGGACGGTATTTACAAGTTTTATGTTCATCAGTTTAGCGGTAGCTCAAATAATGGTTTCAGAGCAGAGATTGAATTTGATGGTCAGATATATAGCTTTGATTATTCTCATTCTATGAGACTTAAAGAAAAGGTAGCTGTTACAGAAGTGACATTAAAGAATGGTCAGTTTACAATTAAGCCCTTACTCTCCGAGAAAAATGTTTCAAGCAGAGAAGTTTGGGGATTGAGTACCAATCAGTTTGTGCCTGTATCAGTTGTAATGTATTCACCTAATTATTGGGACGAGCAGAAGGGCATAGGTAATAAGCATTACTTCTTTATGTTAAAGGATTGTGTAAATCCTGAGACACCTAATGGTTTCTACAATGAGTTTCTTAACAATGAACTTGATAAGCATAAGAGAGTTATGGAGGCTCTTGGTTCTAAGCTTGCTGTCACCAATGCAGATGACCAGCTTAGTGGTATAGGTTTCAGTTCTACAAAGCGTAACTCAATTATTGTAAAGGTCAAGGGTAAGACTGAAAGAACATTAAAGATTAATTTTTAAGGGGGATTGATAAAATGGACGAAAGGGCTTTACAGATTATAAGAGATTATGCGACAGCAAATGCGGACAAACCTTTAAGGGGGTTCGATAAAGCTCTGGAAGATGTTACAATTGTCTGGAAGTGTAAGGCACTTCAAAACTGGAAGTATCTACTTATAACAGCAAGGTCAAGGCATGATGGGATATATTACGAATTGACATACAACGGTGATAAAAAAGAATGGTATCTTGATGTTTATAAAAAGTTTGAAAATAAAATTATCAAGGAGGACTAATTATGAATATTTTTGAAAGAGCAGCAAGAGAAAAGACACGTTTTACCTTTAAGGGCAGTATTGGAGTTGAGGAGCTTTGGGACTTGTCCCTTACTAACCTTGACACCATTTATGGTAATCTTGAAACAGAGCTTGAAGGTCTGCCTAAGAAGTCTCTGCTTTCCACTAATTCCAAGCAGAGAGAGGAAATCGAGTTCAAGCAGGAGATTATTAAGCATATCGTAGAGGCAAAGAAGATAGAAGCAGAGCAGAAGTCTATCGCCAAGGAGAACTCAGCTAAGAAGCAGATGATTCTTGACATTCTGGCAAAGAAGCAGAACCAGTCTTATGAGAATATGAGCGTAGAGGAACTGACCGCACTGGCTAATAGTCTTTGATGTTAATAGTATAGTGACCGTATGAACAATGCGGTCACTATTAAAATTATTAACACAAGGGAAAGAGGGAATATATTTACTATAAGTGATATTGCAAAACTTACAGAGTTTGACTGCTATTGTTGCCTCCCTGTATTAAAATGTAATGACATTGGTAGTATGGAATGTAGGGCGGTGTTCTTTGCGAACATGGCTTGTATAATGATACTTAATAATGAGTATATGTAAAAGAAAGGTTGATATAATGAGCAGAAAATTAGCAAGTATACAAACAATATGGAAGATAGAACCTATCGAGGGTGCTGACAGAATAGAGTTGGCTTATGTTCTTGGCTGGCAATGTGTCGTAAATAAGGATAAGTTTAAGGTAGGGGATTTGGCGGTTTATTTTGAAATAGATAGCTTTCTACCCGTAAGACCTGAGTTTGAGTTCCTGAGAAATTCAAGTTATAAGAATAGTGAAATTCTTGGCGAAGGATTCCGTCTTAAAACACAGAAGTTTAGAGGTCAGGTATCACAGGGACTTTTACTTCCTGTTGACCAGTTTGATGAAATCCCTACGAATATAAAACTTGGTGCAGATGTTACTGAGATTCTTGGTGTTCGCAAATGGGAAATAGAGGAACGTGTGACAACTGGTGGCACAATTATAGGTACACTTCCATACGGAGTTCCGCATACAGACGAAACAAGAATACAGGCAATGCCAGAATTAATTAACGAGTTTGCTAATATTGATTACTATATAAGCACCAAAATGGACGGTAGCTCTCATTCTATTAGTGTTGATGAAAACGGCGTTCATGTCACAGGACACAATTATGAATATAAAGACGATGGTAATAGTAGCTTTTATAACCTTGTTAATGAACGTAATTATAAAGAGATAATAAGTGCTTTTAAGGAACGCGAAGGTTTAGATTCACTTGTAATTCAAGGTGAGTTTTGCGGCGCAGGAATACAGCAAAACCGTCTAAAGCTAAAGAAGCCTGAATGGTATGTTTTCACGGTAATAGAAAACGGCAAGCGTGTAGGTCTTGACAGGATGCTTGACATATGTTGTGAGTTAGGTCTTGCTAACGTACCTATTGAGGAGGTTGCATCAGACCTTCCGTCTAAATATCCTACAGTTGAGTCATTGCTTAAAAGAGCAGATGGTGAATATCCTAATGGTGGTAAAAAAGAGGGTATTGTTATTCGTCCTGTTAAGCCTATATTTAGTAATGCGATAGGTACAAACCTCAGTATGAAGGTTGTAAGTAATAAGTATTTATTAAAGAATGAATGAAACGTCTATCTAACCTAATGCTCTTAGCTAATTTCCTATCCACCTTATTTTATTCCGTATCATATCCGTACATTTATGCCGAGACAATTAAGGTAGTTCCACATTCGTATATAGGAATTGAACAAATACTTGCTTGCCTCGGTACAATTGTATTTTGTAGGTTATGGAACAAATATAGTGATAGATTATTTGAACATTATAGATTGTTCTTGTGTGCTGAAATTATAGCAGACATAATTCTTTTTGCTGATGTGCTAATAAGAAATGATTTAGGTTTTTATTTTCTTTTGAATATTATTATCTTCTCAGTAATTACAAAGAATCTATGTTGTGGCGGTACAAAAATGAGAGCAAAAGTAAATCCTACTGAAAAAGAACGAGAACAGTATGATAACAATTCAAGCATAGTTAATTCTATTGCTACATTAATCGGAGCTGGTACTGCGATAGTATTTGATTTTGATTTGAAGTTGTTGTTTGTGCTTGCCTTTGTAGGAAATGTAATTGATAATGTGTTTTATTTGTATATTTATAAAAAGATAAGGAGAAATTGATGTTGGGTGAATATACTGATAAGGATATGGTAAAGAGCCTTGTAAGAACAATAGAACTGATTGCTGAAGAAAATAAAAAACTTCGACAAGAGATTGAGGGGTTAAGAGCAATACCTGTAATGCAGTTCGATTCCACATCACTGGGACTGCCGTCTGTAACAGATAAGGAGTGTGAGTAAATAATGAATGTATATTTGGTAGAGCTGCCTGTTGGCGAATACAGTTGGGGTGATGATTACGCAATGGTTATTGTTGCCGAAGATGAACTTCATGCTGAAAGAAAGGCACGTTGGTCATCATATAATTTTAAACAGGCAAAGAAGATTAATATTTCACAGGTCAATCTTGATACAGAAGCAACTATATTAAAGGCTAACATAGGGGGTTGAGACTTAATGAGTATAACAAGCTGTCCAATTTGCGGTACTCATGACATAAAAAGGAGAATAGAAAATGAAACTTAAACCTTGTCCTTGTGGTAATGAAAATGTCTATCTTGAAAGAAAACCTTTGTGGAATGGCGATAGAGGATATGTAGGCTGTTATAAGTATGAAGTCGTTTGTGACAATCCCAACTGTATCTGGGAGGCAAAGCTACTTAATAATGATACTGTTTATCATTCAGATAAAGAAGCAAAACAGAACGCTATTGATGCGTGGAATAAGGGAAGGTGATTTAATGTTTATCGCAGCAACTAATGATAAAGCCAGCATATTATCAGGGATTATAAACTGTATAGGAAGTTCAGATGCAAAGGTAATTATGATAATATCTCCGTACAGACATATGTCAGATATTCTTTATATTACAAAAGAAATTCTTTATTTACTTGAAGATACTCAGGATTGTGATTATAAAATCTTGATTAATAATAGTTATTTTTGTGTCAAGTTTGAAAATGGTAGTGTGTTTGAAGTGAAGCGTTGGACGGGGAGCATCAGAGGGAAAGCAGCTCATATGGTTATTGTTGATGATGGTATTCCAAAAGAAGATAGAACAATGTTACTTGATTATTGTAATGCAATAGATAGGAGTTCTTGTTGTGGACAGTAAATTTAAAGCTCATATAACAAGAGCATTATGTAAAGAGCTTTGTATAAAGTATGGTTATAACGAAAAGGAATGTCAGGCTTATATTAGAGGTTATCGTGATTGCCAAGAGTTTATGAATAAAAAACTTTCGTTTAATGGGACTGGCAAAGAATTATTTAAAATTAAAATTGACAAGAAGGAATCTTAATGGGTGAATATTGTCACAGAAAAGCTGTTAGATTTAAGATAGACGAAGAATTAGCTTGCAGACTTTTAAAGGTCGATGACAGGTGGGACATGGAGGATTTGCTTAAAGCTCCATTTGAAATTGCTTCAACAGAAAAATTTTTCATTGACTATAATTTACCTTGTAGTAATGATGCAGAAGGTGATTGGGGCAAGGTAAGAACTTTGTCTACATCTGAATATACCAAATACGAAAAGTTGTTTAATGAATTATTTGACTATCAGTTGAGATGTTATCCTGATGATTTTAGACTTGTCGAATACTGTTGGTATGATTGCAGCGAAGCACCAGATTATTTTGATGAGACAACCTACCATGACGACTTTTATGACGAGGTGTAAGGTAGTAAGAAATGAATAGAGGTAATCTTTATAAAGCAATGGGGGAGTTTGATTATGAATCGTGAACCAGTTCCTATTGACGAGATTGATGGCTATGTTACCAAGGATTCTATGTATAGGTTAATATCTCAATACAAACGTGAAGGTCGCATTTCATCAGCAACGGCACAGGATATGTGTAATGCAATTGCTTATTCAATTGGGGTTGAAAGAACCAAAGACAGATGGATATGGGATGCTATGTGTCTGTTCAAAACCATACAAGGTTGGTTTACAGAAAACAAAGTGTCATTCAATATGCTTTTAAGGGAAATTGACAATAAAAATATAGAGTATCTTAGTAACGAGATAGATAATCTTTATGAAAAATATAAGGAGATAACATAATGAGTATTATACAAGATATACCAGAGTTGCGTAAACTTATAATAGAGAATCCTGAGTTACCTATATGTGTACTCGTAGAGAACGACTTACCTTGGGAAGAATATTCTTACACTTATGCTGCTTCTGTTAAAGTTTATATAGGTGAGATTCTTGACTGCGATGTTCCATATCGTGACGGATATGTTTTTAATGATAGAGATGATTTAAGAGAACATCTGCAATGTCATTTAGACGTAGACGATAGTGTTTCAGATGAAGAATTTGAAAAGCTTGTTGATAAAGAAGTCGAGAAGTATGAACCTTACTGGAAGAAGGTTATTGTTGTGAGGGCTGAGAGTTCATGAAGATAAGAGAAAAGATTGATAACATACTTAATACAATTCAGTTATAAGTTGCCTACTTGTAAAATAGGCAATGCCATAATGGATTTTAGAGAAAGGTTTACATTACCAAGAGAAAGGTGATTAGAATGGACGTATTCAGTGATATTATTGGTGGGGCTTTTGTTGGTTTTATTATAGGATATGTTGTTGGATTTTATGCCAATTATTTTTATGAAATGAGATTAGAAAAAGAAGCAATAGAAAACAATAAAAATAGGCGCAGAATGGAACGCTTCGACTGTTATATGAAGTATGGCAACAAAGATGAAACGTGTTACGGTATCTACGGTGAGGACAAGTGCATTGGGTGTCCACATAATATTTATACAGGAAAGAAGGATATAAATGAGTGACTACATAAAAAGAGAAGATGTACTTCATAAGCTATCAGTAATTTATGATATGGCAAGACCAGACCAGAGAGCAGTAGTGACAGATGCAATTCGTGAAGTGTGCCATATGCCAGTTGAGAATGTACGAGAAGAAGGAGATATTTTAAAGTTCTTTTATTGCGAAAGTGAAGATGACTATTATTTAGGTCTACGAGCAGACAACTTTTATTATGCTAAATACGACAAAGAATCTGGTAGATTTGTGTGGCGTATGTCTAAACACCTTCCGTGGGGAGAACACGTTGTTGGCGAGAACACTCTTTGGAAGGAACACACTTATCCAAGTGAGCCAGTAGAAATCGGATTTGAAAAATGGCTGAGAGGATTTATTAAGAAGTATGTTCTTATGGTCATTGGAGAAGTGTTATGATAATAGCTGCTGCTTGCAAGATGTTGATTAATAATAACGAAGTTATTCTGTGTGGAGTAAGACACGGTGATATATACATTCAGCTAAAGCAAATGGGTTTTAAGCCTGATGACTTTGAAGAATTAGAACAGGGCTTTGTTACACATGAAGATATATTTTTGAATCGTAAAGAAGCCCTTACTCACGCTATTAGTTGTGGACAGATTTGTACTAAGTTACTACACGAAAATGCTTTTAATGAACTAATATCAGAAGATTTATGGTGACTGATAAAAGAATGATGTTTTATTAAGGAGATAATATGAGCAAAGAAATACACGCCAGATGGTTAATTAGACATCCTATAGGAAATGATTTTGATGCCGAATATATGTGTTCTAATTGTCGTAGTGGTACATTTGGCGAATCTAATAATAGAGATGTTTGTTGGCATTGTGGTGCGATTATGGACTTAAAGGACGGTGATGTTGAATGACAAATGAACAGCTTGAAAGAGCCACATTATTAAAGAAAGAAATAGACAGGTTATATGCTGAAACGTATAACATCTGGGGAAACTATGGGCTTGGAGAGCAATTTGAAAGAATAGTTCTAACTGGTATACGAAAGAATGGCGAAAAGTATCAGATTACGGAAGTGTCTCCAGAACTTCTTGAAGCTATAAAAGATTGGTATGACAGCAAGCTTGCTAAATTAGAAGCTGAGTTTGAAGGGATGTGAAGCTGCACTATGACTGGTATACATAACGTTTTAGAAGATAAGCTTAATAAGCGTATAGATGATGCGTTTACAGAGCTTGACACTCAGAGGAATAGAATAAGTGGGCTTGCAAGAGAGAACTCTGAGTTAAAACAAGAGATTGAAAGACTGGAAAACAGGATAAGCAAGACAAATAATTTTATTGAGTTTATGTTAATGACATATTTATTTCTTGCAATTGCAAAATTAATAGTAGCAATAGTTGTATAAAGAAAGGTGTTATAAAATGATAGAAATAATTAAAAGTTTATCCGTGCCTGTTATTATTGCAATTTCTGTATTAGCATATATTATAATTGCTATAATATTTACTTTTTTACTTGGACTGGCAACGCATGATGAAGATTATGCAATAGTTGGATTGCTTTGGATTATTGCTGTGCCTATTCTGTTGATTATAGGATTGATGTTGCTTTTTGATACTACATATCACAAGGCTAATGAAATATCGTTACGTCATCGCAAGAAACACAGAAGGAGATAAAAGTGAATTTTGCTTTTATAGGAGGCTGCTATGAATAAGACTGAAGAACTTATTGGCATATTTGGCACATTATGTGACTACATGGTAGACAACGGTAGATGTGATGTATTCTGTCCGTATGCCGAAACCAAAGATAAGGATGACGAGTGCGAAGCGTGGAGAACAATTCAAAAGATTAGACAGGAGGAAAGAGATAGAAAACCCGAAAGAATTGGTAAGTGGTGGATTGAAAGAGATAAAGAACGCTGTGTTAAGCCTTATCATTGTGAGAACTGTGATATTTATGGTAGTTATATTGGGCATAGTAGCATATCTAAATATTGCCCTGTATGTGGCATAAAAATGGATACAAGTAAGGTCTATGAGTATGAAGAAGCCATAAAGGAGGTAAAGACAAATGACGATTGATGAAGCTATCCGTAACAATACTGCTATAAGCGATTTTGAGGCGTTCAAAAAATTCTTTGAACTCATGGGGATAAAATATGAAATCCCAGCGGATAATTTAATATATTTGAGCGGTTTTGAAGTAAATTCATCTCAGCTAATTGTCATTAAATTTTATGATGATGGCAAATTTCAGGAGTTTTGTCCATACCCAGAGGAAGGGCTGACAGAGCTTAAAGACTTGCGAGAAGTGAACAAGGTGCTGGTAAGCGAGTGTGACAGGCTGATAAAGGAAAAGGGAGAACTTCTAAAAAAGTCGGAACAGATAGCCGAGTACAAGCGGTTTCTTAAACTTGCGGTAGAGGATTTTACCGTATATGGAGCATTAAAAGATTTACTAACAGAGCAAAGAGTTCAGAATCCAGACTGGCAAAGGTTCAATAGAGTATTTGATATTCTTGACCATAGGTGGAGGTATACTGATGAAGCTTTAAAATTGCTTGGAAAGGATGAAGGTAATGAACATAAGTGATGCTATACAAATTCTCAGAAAGCACAACATTAGTGGAGCTTCTGTATTAAGAATTACCGAAGGTAAAGTTACAGAGCATGAACTACTTGATTATGTATTAAACGCCTGTGACCAATTTATAGCAGAAAGGGAAGAATACAAGCGACTTCTGAAAGCAGCGGTTGAGGATATGGGCGTTACCGTTGCTGAGATTTACAATGGTGGTTTAATTTGTGAATGTTGCAAGTGGAAGTCTCAAATAGGCGAATGTTGTTGTCCTAATGATGGTGGCTGTGATGTTGCATACCGATGGCGTTACGCCGATGAAGTCAAAAAGCTGATGGGCGGTGAAACAGATGACTAATTTTATACATGGCGCATTAGAGTTTATAGGTCTTGCAACTGTAGCTACATTTACATTTGTTGTATTAAGAGTTTTATGGAGTGCAAAGGATAGGTTCTTTCACAAACATTCTTATCAAGTTAAAGCCATAGGAAGTACGCACAGGGATGGGAGGGAGCATTGGACTGTATATCTAAAATGTGAGATATGCGGCAAAGAAAAGAGAATTGCGTTTTGGAATGATAAGTTCAAATTGTATACAAGAGATGTATTGGAGGATAAAAGATAATGAGATATGTTGCAGACGATGGTATGGAGTTTGATACAGAACAGGAATGTCTTGATTATGAACGAGAGCAAATGAAGATTAAAGAAAATTTTGTTTTGTACGATAAAGACTTTAATAAAATAGATATTAACGATACAGACAATTATGAGTATCTTTATATCATTTCTGATGTTCAAGGAGTTGCAGAGTATCTTCGCTATTGGGTTGGTTTTTGTGATGGGCTGGATGACACAGGTCTTTATTGGTTAAATGGCGATGGAGATTGGGAGTTTGTAAATGATTTAATAGACCGTCACAAAAAAGAACTTGATATACTTGAAACGGCAGTTCGTAAAATACAACCACTTAAAAAGTCTTGTGAAACTTGTAAGTATTATTGTGAATCAATTCATTGGTGTGACCAATATAATGATTCAACATACTCTACTAATTGCACTCTATATAAAAACAAGGAGAGTGATTAAATGTCAATTAGCTTGGTTGATAAACAATCTATAAAATGTCCTTATTGCGACTTGCCTATGATATGGACGTTTGAACGTGATGATATGATAGGTGATTATCCAGTATGCTTTTGTAATAGCTGTAAGATAACCATTAAAGCAGAGAATGATAGTCCATATATGAACGATGACAAGACAGCAGAATATCTTGTAGATAAACTTGTATCGGCTTGTAAACGAAAGGTTAAACGACCAAAGTGTAGTTGCTGGCAAAAGGGACATTGGTATATAAAAGATATGGACACTTGTTTAGGGACAAGAGAACAAGACCCTTGTGACTGTAAGGGAGATACAAATAAATGCAATTATTATCCTGAGAAAAAAAATAGATAAATACATATTTTTTGTACTTGACAAAGTACAAAATGTATGTTATAATATAGAAGTACCAAGAGAAATTATTTTTTATTTCTCACAAAGTACAAAATGAATTGAAAGGAAAGATTTACAATGGCAGAAAAGAAGAACAACGCACCACACGACCTTCAGCAGACGAGAGGACAGTTCCAGTTTAGAGGTATTGTTACTGGCACAGATAAGGACAACTTCTATGTTGACAAGACAACACAGACTGGCAAGCCGTTTAGAGCAATCTCTTTTGGTGTCGAATATGACAAGGACAAGAAGGATTATATCTCTCTTAATGGCATGGAGAGAGATAATGTATGCTTCTCCAAGAGAGAAACTGTCGATGACAAAACAAAAGTAACTGTTGAAAAGGTCGCTTGGAAGGACAGATTCGATTTTAAGAAGGAGGGATTCGGTCTTATCGGTGTAGGTCTTGGACTCGAAAAGACAACAGACTCGAATGGTAAGGAAGTAAACAAGAAGGTAACTCTTGTTGAATTTGATGCTTGTGACCATATCAAGAATTATCTTGAAGATGGACAGAGTGTATTTGTAAAGGGTAATATTGATTACAGTACATACGATAATAAGCACTACACCAAGTTTGTTCCGAGTCAGATTTCTCTTTGTTCTAAGGACATTGATTTTGAGGACGAGAAGTTTGAACCTAATCACCAGTTTACACAGCAGATAGTGTATATGGGTATTAACAAGGACAAGGAGTGTAAGGATAAGGACAGATTCATTATCTCAGCAAAGATTATTGGTTATAGCACTATCGAAGATGTAGAGTTTGTAACTTATAATTCTAAGCTTGCTAATACATTAAAGAAAGTTCTTAAACCTTATAATGCTATTACAGTCTTTGGTGACATTGACGTAAATGCTTCTGTTGAAGCAGTTGAGGAGGACGATGGTTGGGGTACTCCCAACAAGATGGATAAGATTAGCAGTCCTTTTGTAAGAGAAATGGTTGTTACTGGTGCTGACAAGGAAAGTATTGATACAGAACTCTATTCCGAGGAGTCTGTCGAGAGTGCTATTGCAAAGCTGGCTAACAAGAATAAGACCAATAAGGAATTTGGCAGCAGCTCTGACGATGATTGGGGCAGCGTTGGCAACAGTTCTGACGATGACGATGATGACGAATGGGATTAATTTCCCATTCGTTTCTGAGACAGGGATTGAATGGTAAAAGTTAGAGAAGATTTAACAGATAGGACGTTTGGCAAGCTAAAGGTTATCAGACAGGCAGAAGATTATGTTGACACAAAAGGTGGACACTATGCAAGATGGTTATGCCAATGCGAATGTGGGAACATTACTAAGGTAGTTGGTTCAAAACTAAAACGTACTGATACCAAATCGTGTGGTTGTTATAACAAAGAGACAAGAGCAATGCGTAGTAAAAAATATAATGATTATGAAATTCACGATGATTACGTTATAATGTACACAACTAAAGGTGAACCATTTTACATTGACTCAGAGGACTTTGACAAGGTTAAGGATATATGCTGGTATGTAAATGCACAAGGATATATTGCTGGGCTATATAACAATAAAATAGTTCTTATTCATAGGTTTATTTTAAATGCGCCCGATGATTTGTTGGTAGACCATAAAAACCACGACACGACCAATAATCGAAAATATAATTTAAGAATTGCAACAAGAACCCAGAATAATATAAATGTCAAATTAAGAACAGACAGTTCTTCTGGTGTCACTGGTGTAAATTGGGATATAAAAAGTAATCAATGGGTAGTTAGAATAAGCGTGAATAAAAAAACGTATTTATCTTGGACGTTATAACAGCTTTGAAGATGCGGTTAAAGTCCGTAAGCAAGCAGAAGAAAAGTATTATGGCGAATGGTCTTATGACAATAGCCAAAGAGTTTAAATTTTAAAAGGAGAATAATTAATTATGACAGGTAGAAAAGCAAGTAAGACACAGAGTAAGTTGGCAATTCTTGAATATGGCGCACCGTTCAGTGGTAAAACAACTCTTGCGTTGCAGTTGGCATATTTCAAAAACCCCGATGGAAGTCCTTTTAAGGTTATGTTCATTGATGGCGAAGGAGGCGGTGCGGATGACTACCTTTCTGACCTCGAAGCCAACGGAGTAGACCTTAATAATATTTATATGGTATACACACAGTCTCTTAGCGAAGTACAGGAGTGTATTCGCAAGGCGAAGAATGGTGAAGAATTTTATGAGCTTGACGAAAACGGCAACGAAACTGACGAGGTTGTGGTGGACGGTGACGGAAAGCCCTTCAAGCCAGATGCGTTGGTAATTGACGGAGCTACTGTACTTAACCTTTCAACAAAGCAGTCACTTGTTGAGTTCTCGAAAAAGAGAAGTAGCGTTCGTGCAAAGAACAAGGGACTTGTTGGCGAGGAGCGTCTGGTGGCTATTGATGGCGCATTTTTGGAACTGAAAGACTGGAATGTACTGGCGTTTAAGGGACAGAATCTTGTGTTAGACCTTATGGGTTCAGGACTTCATTTTGTCATTACAGCAAGAGAAACAGATGAAAAGGTATCAGTAAAGCAGGCTGATGGTTCTGTAACAAGTGTTGTCACAGGCGAAAAAATCCCCGAAGGATTCAAGGGGCTGGAATATAATGTTAAGACAGTAATTCGTACATTTAGAGATGAAGATGGTCAGGTATGCGCTCATATCAAGAAAGATAGAACTCACGTTCACGAGGACAATACGGTTATCACTGACCCTACACTTCTCGATTGGCAGTCAGTTGTTGACAAGACAGCTAAGAATAATTCATTCATAGTCAAGAACTCTCTTGTAGAGTCCGTAGATAAGGAACAGGAGCTTTATGCTCGTGAGGTTCTTGGCTCTGCTGGTAAACCTATCGAAAAGACTGAGACTGCTTCTGATTCCAATAATTCAACAGACGAACTCACTTCAATCAAGGAACAGATTTCCTCAATTCAGAAGTCCCTTAACCCCGTACAGAAATCAAAGGCAAAGGCAGCCCTTACAGATGCAGGACTCCCTACGGCTATTAAGTCAGTAACAGATATTGAGGTTCTGAGAAAGTGCCTCGAAACAATTTCAAATATTAAGTAATAAGGTGTGAATAAATATGGCAAGGATTAGCAAGGAAGAAAAGGCAATGCGTGATAAACTTATTGAGTTTATATATTCCGAGTATGGGATAACTACTTTACCCAAATACTTCTTTGTGAACCTTGCCAAAATTTATAACGGGACATACTCTAAGAATCTTAAAGAGCCTATTCCTGTTGGAGATTTAAGTGATATGTGGCATAAAAAAATGGACTTCCTAAACAAAACGTATGAATACAATATGCAACACGGTAAGGAAATGTATGGAACTCAAAGAATCGCATATGACCTTGCTATTCTTATCAATAAGTATGATTCATACAAGCGATGGAAAGCCAAACAAAATGCTATACACGAACAAGAAAAGTCATATGTTCAGCAACAGGCTAAAATTAGGGTTGTTAAGCCTAAAATTCAAGTCCCAGAAGATGATGATATAAGTGATATTATAGACGAGATATGATTAAAGGATTTATAATATGATTAAAGGATTTATAACAGAAATTGATAGCAAAACAGCAATAGAATTTCTATTACCAAAACATTATAGTGGTCGTACCCCCCCCATATCGAAAGCGTATGGTTGGTACAAGAATCACGATTCAACGGAAAGTAACTTAATGGCAGTTTGCACATTTGGCAAACCAGCATCTCCGTCTTTGTGTAAAGGTATATGTGGAGACAAGTGGTCTGCAAATGTATATGAATTAAATCGTTTGTGTCGTGTAGATGGATGGAACGAACCACTTTCTTATTTTGTTGGTGCTTGTTTACGAACATTAAGGGCTATGGACTGGATTGTAGTATCGTATTCTGACACAGCAATGAATCATCACGGTTATATTTATCAGGCTTGCAATTTCTTATATACTGGATGCACAAAACAAAGAACAGATATTTATACGCCAGAAGGTAAGCATAGTCGCCATTATGACAAAGAAGCTAAGTATAAATATCGCAAAGTAAGAAGCGCAAAACATAGATATGTATATTTCTGCACTAAAAATAAAAAGCTCAAATCTGAATGGCGAAGATGTTTACAATATCCAATCCTCCCTTATCCCAAGGGAGATAACTCTGAGGACTATACATTGGGAAGATATTTGAAAGATACACTTATAAAAATATAAAGGACGGTGATAAATATAGAAGCCGTAAACAATGTAACAAATGAAATACTTTTCGTAGGAGCTGTTTATAAGAATCCAGAGTTGCTGGTAGACTATATACAGCTTGTCAAGAGCAAGTATGATTTCTACGATGAAGCGACAAGGTTTTTCTATGACAGTGCTGAGATAATATATCAGACACGTTCGCAAGAGTTTAAGAATACTACCATTACTACTTATATGTCAGAGGACAAGGAACGACTTGCTTTGTTTAAAAAGTATGGTGGTAATAAAACCCTCGAAGAATGGAAGAAGTTAGCACAGTCAGAAAACCAGAAAAACTATTATGATATTCTTAAAAAGTATTCTCTGCTTAGAGAGTATCAGCGCAAGGGCTTTGATGTATCAGGTATTATAGCTCATAAGAAATTTGAAACATTCAATGCGAATGATATATATAGATTAGTCAGAGGCAAGGCTGACAAAATACATACTGTTATACTTGGTAGTTCTGAAACTGAGGTTTTAAATAAAGGTACAAAGCAAACATTACTTGACCATATGGCAAGACCAAGTATGGGATTGCAAATGCCATTTGCTATTCTCAATGATGTTTTTAGAGGAATGAAAACCAAAACTCTTATGGTTGGTGGAATGGTATCAAATGCAGGAAAGACACGTTTTATGGTAAAGCTCATAGCATATATCGCTTTGGTAATGAGACAAAAGGTATATGTTATGATTAACGAAATGACGGTCGAGGAGATGCGTGACTGCCTTATTTGTAGCGTAATTAATAATCCTGAGTTTCAAGAATTACACGGATTCAAAATTAACAAGAATGAATCCGAACTTGATATGGGACTCTATAAAGATAAGAATGGCGATTTCATTTACAAAAGAGTAAATGAAGAAGGCGAACCATTAGAATCCGATGAAGATTTTATTAAGCGTGTAGAAAAAGATAGCGAAGAATTTAATCAGATAATGCAGATAGCTGATTGGATTGATTCCGAAATGCAAACTTCAATATTTGTTGACGATGTGTCAGATGCTTACGATGATAAGACACTTGAATTTAAAATCCGAAAAGCCAAGATGACTCTTGGTTGCAACTACTGGATGTATGATACATTCAAATCAGATACAGATGATACTGGCGATTGGGCTGCAATGCTTGTATCTGCTACAAAGTTAGCAACGGTAGCTAAAGAAACAGAAACCTTTGGTTATCTGTCAATACAGTTGTTAGATGAAATTTCAACTGTTGACCCTGATAGAGTATCTTCAACTCATATTGCAAATTGTAAGGCTATCAAACGTGTAATGTATACAATGATGCTTTTTAAAGAAATCCTTCCGAGTGAATTTAAAAAGTATGGTTATCTGCAAGTTGATGAAAATTGGGGAGAAGCACAGATAAAACCTTTAGTTGAAGGACATAGGTACTATGCTTGTAATGTAGACAAGAACAGATTTGGTAGGAAACCAAAGGTGATATTTGAGCTTGACCTCGATAAAAACACTTGGTTCGAGTTGGGCGAGTTAGTACGAAAATAAAATGAAACGAGGTAAAGAGTAAATGGATATACCAGCGATGAAGGAATACATATTAGAAAATAATTATGCTCCTGTTATTCTTGAAAAGTTGGGCTGTCATCATATTAAAGATAAAGGGGATTATATAAGCTGTGCCAACAAAGATGGGGACAACCCTAACGCAATCACTCTTTACCTTAATACCAACCTTACGGTTGTTAATTATACACGCACTTTAAATATAAATAAAAAATCGCACGATATATTTGACCTTGCAGAATTTTATTTGAATATAAATTTCTTTGAAGCTGTCAAGCAATTGTGCGATTGGTGCGATTTAGATTACTACAAGGACTGGAATGAGGACTTACCTGAGAGCTTGCGTATAACTAAGTTGCTTATGGAGCTTGATAATACGACAAGCATAGATGATGACAATACTCCATTGAAGCCCATTCCAGACCACGTTCTTTCTTATTATTATCCGTATGTAAATGATATGTTCAAGAATGATGGCATATCATATGAGATACAGAGATTGTTTGAAATAGGGTATGATGACCAAACGAATAGAATAACAATACCGATTAGAGATGAACTTAATAATCTTGTAGGCGTTAAAGGGCGATTATTCAAAAAAGAACTAAAGGAAGATGATTTAAAATATCTTTACATTGAACCTTGTAATAGAAGTAAGATTCTATATGGTTTAAATGTTGCATTACCATATATACAGCAAAAAGGTTTTGTATATGTAGTGGAGAGCGAGAAGGGAGTTCTCCAGTTATGGTCTATGGGTATATATAATTGTGTTGCTACTGGCGGTAAAAAGGTATCACAGCATCAGATAGATATGCTTAGTAGGCTGTGTGTTGATATTATATTCTGTTTTGATAAAGACGTAGAACAAACAGAACTTGAAGAACTGGCTGACCGCTTTATTGAAAGCGTTAATATATATGCGATTATCGACAAGAATAATATACTTGAAGAAAAAGAAAGCCCGTCAGATAATCCAGATAAATTTGTAGAATTAGAAAGAAATAATAAATATAAAATTAAGTGAGGTTTTGATATGGAATATAAACTTATAGGCACGAATAATTATAACAACCCCCTACAGACTTTTCTTGGTAATAGGGGAGTTGAGGATATAAATGGATATATTAATGTAAGTGAAGATGTGGTTATTCCTTATCAGAATCTCACTGACATAGATAAAGCAGTTGACCTTTATCGCAAACATATTGAAAACAATTCAAATATAACAATAGTAGTGGATGCAGATGTTGACGGATATACAAGTGCAGCTATGGTATATTCATACACTAAAAGTTTCAATCCAGAATGTAAGCTAACATATCTTATACACACAGGCAAACAACACGGATTGACCGAAGATATTGTTGTACCAGAAGATACACGGCTTCTCGTTATTCCCGATGCAGGAACTAATGATACAGAACAGTGCAAGGCTCTTAAAGAAAAAGGCATTGATATAATCATATTAGACCATCATGACAGAGAGACTGATAACCCTTATGCTATTATAGTAAATAATCAGTGCAGCGACAACTATGAAAATAAAGAACTATGCGGTGCTGGTGTAGTCTATAAGTTCCTTCAAGCTGTGGACGAGGAGTTGTGGAATGAAGATGCTGACAACTATCTTGACCTTGTGGCTCTTGCAAATATCTCAGATAATATGGATGTTCGTTCTTGCGAAACTAAATACTTAATTTCTAAAGGACTGGATTTTATTAACAATGCTTTCTTTGAAAAGTTAATTGAAGTTCAGTCATATTCGTTACCAGAGGTTGATATGATAGGCGTTCAGTTCTATGTAACACCATTAATAAATGCACTTGTTCGTATGGGTTCACAGGAAGAAAAGGACATTATGTTTAGAGCGTTTATTGGCGATGAATCTGAAACATTTGAATACAAGAAGCGTGGAGAAAAAGAATTTACACAAGAGAATATTTATGAACACGCTGCACGTTTATGCAACAACGCTAAAAGAAGGCAAAAGACATTGGTTGATAAACAGCTCCCTAAGATTATTGAGCATATAGAAAATAAAGAACAGGACAAGCATGAAGTAATTATTACTAATGTTACTGATTATGTTGAGAATACTATGACTGGCGTGTTAGCTATTAAGGTTGCTGAGTATTTTCATAAGCCCTGTTTGCTTTTAAGAGAACGAGAAGAAAATAAGTTCGGTGGCTCAGTGCGAGTTCCTGATAGTAGTCCTATTGATAAGTTCAAAGACCTGTTAAATACCGTGGGTTATTTTAAGGCACAGGGACATCAAGGAGCTTGTGGTGTAGAGGTACACAAAGCCAATGTAAATGCTGGTCTTAAACTTCTTGATAGTTATGTTCGCACTAACAATCTTGTAGGAATAGCTGACAAGCCAGTTGATTTTGAAATAGAGTATGACGATTTAGATATGTCACTGTTTGCAAATATAGCTTCGTTGAAGTCATATTATGCTACTGGTTTGAAAGAGTGCAATATTGTCGTAAACAATATTCCTATTAATGCTGACGATATTGTAATTAAAGGTAAGGATTCAAACACTTGGAGTGTTATGATTTGTGACGAAACTATTGAGCTGATTAAGTTTAGATGCCCTGAGAACGATGAACTTTTAAATGGTCTTGGAATATATAAGATAAACATTATCGGTAAGTTTGGGTATAGTTTCTTGAAAGGTATCAAAACGGCACAGATTATAGTTGAAGATTATGAGGTGGTTTGGGAAGATGATTAATTCATATAGCAGTTTACACAATCACTCCTTTTATTCGCTTCTTGATGGGTATTCCTCACCAGAGGAATACTTAGAAAGAGCAAAAGAAATTGGACTTAAAGCATTTGCTATCACTGAGC